CAAATATTGATGGATCAAATATTGATGGATCAAATATTGATGGATCAAATATTGACGACCATGGGTCAAATTTTGACGACCATGGGTCAATTTCTGACCTGTTGATGGGTCAACCATTGACCCCTAACAAAGAAATAGAACAAAGAATTAACAAAGAAGCTAACAGTACTTCTATGCGCACTTCCGGAAATTCGTCGGCTATCGCCGCCGTCGCATCTGCGCAAGCGAAGATGCCCTATCCGGACGACTTCGACAAGTCTCTTTTCGACGAAGCTGAGAGAGAAGCACGCTCCTTTCCCGAACCGCTTCCGGAACCCCCGGCACTGCCTCCCGTTGAACAGCCTGCCTCAACCCCGGCAAGGCCCAAGATGGCCTACCCGCCGTGCCAGTACGATAAGGTAGTCGAGCTCTATCACGCCAACTGCAAGGGCCTCCGCCGCGTCATGGCTCTTACCGATGCTCGGAAACGCACCATCAACGCCCGCTGGCGTGAGTTCTGCAAGGAAGACGATCTCAAGACCACGGCTGAAGCCCTCGAGAGCTTCGAGTGGTACTTCCAAGAGGTCTCTAAAAGCCGCTTCCTTATGGGCTACTCCACGCCCGGCCCCGGACGTGACCGACCTTTTAAGGCCGATTTCGACTGGCTCATGTGCCCTACAAATTTCTTAAAAGTCTGCGAAGGAAAATATTCAAATGGCCCTAAGAACTAAGTTCCGCCCAACTGACGACGGCCCGGCCGAAGGCTCCATGATGGGCCCGGAGGATCCGGCTACCCTCCCGACAGTCAATCAGTTCAACGCGCGCGCCTGCTCGGACGGCATTTATCGCAATCGATGGGGGTGCCACTACTGCAGCGTCGAGGGCTGCGGCCTCGTCTCCGACATGGTTCTGGGCGGTAAAGAAGTCTGCGTATTCCACGCGGCGGCTCAACGCTGCCCGACCGAGATGACCGAAGTGCTCCACAAGTACCAGCCTCTGATCATCCTCGCGAAGGCTTACGACAAAACGTCGGATGTCGATCGCTCTGCCGCTGACGGGGAGAAGCCTTTCAACGCGGCGTCCGAACTCTTCGAGCAGTTCCGCACCCTCGTTGAGCAGTCCCGGTTCAACCTCATCCCATACTACGTCTCGGACGATGAGGGCTATCGCTATGAGCGCTTCAAGGACGTGCCCTTGCCTCTGCGCCGCTCCGACCTGAAGGAGGGGCAGCAGTTCGTGTCGCCCATCACCTACGTGCATCTCGTCTGCCTGATGCACGCCACGGCCATCTACGAAGAGAAAAAGGCCCAGAGAGAAAAGCTCCCGCGCGACGCCAACCCCGAAAAGACGAAGCTCGCGAAGCTCAGCGCCCGCATCAAGTCTCTGGGCGCGACGTGGGAAAAGAAGAAGACCAAATACGACGCCGCAGGAGAGTGGTTCTAATGCGCCGCACCAGAGAGTTCGAGCCTTTCGAGGCCCTTGTGCGCTCCATCGTCAAGCGCCTCGGATTCTCCCTTCGCGGCATCGCCGATCACCTCGGCATGTGCGGGGGAGCTATATCCGGAGCTTTCGCCTCCGGCGTCAAGACTTCTCGCACCGGCCCGACCTACATCACGCGCCGCCAGATCATCGGCACGCTCTTCAAGTACGGTGCGACGCCAGAAGAAAGGGAAGCCCTTTGCCGCACCTACCTCCGCGAACATTCCGACTACGGCCTGCTCCGCGTCATCTGCCCGGAACTCGAAAAGGACATCGCCGACTACATCGTGCACCGCATGAAGCTTCACAACGTCTTTCAGGCCGAGCCGCGCAAAGCGCCTCCGGAGCTTTTCAGCCGCTTCGGTGAACGAGGCCACAAAAAGCGCTTCAAGCCGTCAGAAAAACCGAAGGAGGAAACCCTCATCGAGCGGAGGCATGGCAATGGCTGAATGTCTTCGCTGCCGCAACTGCGCACCGCTCGAGCCGCTGCCGAAGGGCGATCCCCGACGGCTCCAACGCGGTCAGTGGGGAATGCTCGCTCGAGGCCTCGTCTACTGCCAACTCCTTGGGCCTTCCGGCTATCACCGCTTCCGCTCCGTCGAATCGAAAGACGAGTGCAAGTACTTCGAGCCGGAGCCCGACCAATACCGCATAGCCCGCCGCTTTGAAACCGTCAAGATTCTCCGCGCCGCCTTCGACAAATCGCGCATCGATAAGCAACTCAAGGCCAAACAAGCAAAGGGCAAAAAATGACGCTCAAGAAAGTCTCTCGTCTCATGCCCATCGATCCGCCTTCCATGGAACACGCGCCGAAGCGCCTGCCGTTCACTTTCACCGAGGTGGATATCGACGACATCGAAACATACCCGCCTGAGGGAGCCCCTCTCTTTTTCATCCTGAAGGAGGGGCTCTGGGATCGCTTCTACGGCGAACGTCGAGGCTTCACCGTCTTCTCCGATCTCTACGGGCTCACTTTCAAGCTCGACCAGATCAAGGCATGGTCTCCCGCAGGCTTTACATCCTCTGAGAGCTATCAGCGTGAGTTGAGGAAGATCCGTGGTTAAGCTCACTATCCCCGGCACACCACAAGGCAAGGCACGCCCGCGCTTCTCTCGAACCGGGCACGCCTACACGCCGGACGCTACCCGCCGCTACGAAGCCCGCGTATCGGTCTACGGCAAGTACGCCATGTGCAACGAAGACATTTTTCGCGGAGCCGTCAAGGTCTCGATCCTGGCCGCTTTCCCCGTGCCCGCTTCGTACTCTCAGAAGCGCCGCGCAGCATGTCTGCAGGGCAGCGAGCGCCCGGCCAAGAAGCCCGACATGGACAACATCATCAAGATCATCTGCGACGGCCTGAACGGCATCGCGTGGAAGGATGACGCTCAAGTCGTCGAGGTCACCGCCTCCAAGACCTATGCCGAACTTCCTTCCGTCACCGTCTACATCGAGGAGCTTGAATGATCGACCCATACTTCGAACGCCGCCTCGCCAACTGGTCGAGGTACATCCGAGGCGGCAACGGCCCGGCAGGCATCTCGTCAATGGCTCAAGCGATGGAGGCGCTTCGGCTCTACGGCCCCAACAAGCCGGCAGAGGAAGAGGGCACCGGAGCAAGCCCCTCCAGAAAGATTGACGTGCGCGACGCTGAAAAACTTTGCCTCGCTTACGGCGGCCCGTGGCTTACGCCGAACGAGAAGAAGACTCTGCGACTCAAGTACGGCATTGGACTCTCTGACATGACCTGCGCACGCCGACTGCGCGTCGGCTATCGGTTCTTTCTGAAACAACTCGACAGCCTTCTGTGGAAGTTTCAGCACATCGTCGAAACAAACTTCGACGAATCCGATGTATACTGACGTCACAGTTATAACACCGCTACTTCTTCGTACGCGAGACAATGATCCCGGTTGGGATCATTGTTGCACCCGGAAGAAACAACCACGCCCGACATGTGCGGGCTTTTTATTGCCCGTCCACCCCATGGGAAAGCTCGCAGTTACATACCGGAAGGTCGACGACCTCATTGGAGGCTCTGGGACGACATTGATCGCAGGTGAAGGAACTGGTCGCGTCGCTTACCTGATGGAACTCGATCCCGTTTACGTTGATGTGATAATCAAGAGGTGGCAGGGAATGACGGGGCTTGAAGCCGTTCGCGATGACGGCAAAACCTACAACTCGCTGATTTGAAACCTCTCGGAGGGGGGACCCAGTAACCGAGAGTTTTTCAACCCTGTTTGAAGGATTGTCTTAACTCGGCGATATCGGAACTGCCCCGTACCTCCCGAGAGTATTCATATGAAGACGAAACCGCGAATTCAGATCGATCTGCGTAAGGTTGAAGAATACGCACAGGTCTGCGACAACGAAGAGGAGATCGCCAATGCCTTGGGTATCTCCTACTCCACCCTGCAATCTCGAAAAAGAGAAAGCGAAGAATTTAGGATCGCTATAAAAAGGGGGAAAGCGAAGGCTAACGTCTTCGTTGGCGGAAAGCTCATGGAAAAGATCAAGAGCGGGGATACCGCCTCGATCATCTTCTACATGAAGTCCCGATGCGGATGGAAGGAAACGCAGCGCCTCGAAGGCGAAATGACGACGACCAAGAAACCGCCCGAGGGCTTGCAGGGCATTTATAACGCGCTGGCCCGAGGTAAAAAGTAATGACAACCAATAGCGCCGACCCATTCGCGGAACTGTATAGGCCGCACCGATACAAGGTGTTTTACGGTGGTCGAGGCAGTGGCAAGAGCTGGGCAGTTGCGCGCGCGCTAATCGCCATGGCTGATTTCGGGCGGGTGCGCATATTGTGTTGCCGCGAGGTGCAGAACTCTATCCGCGATTCGTCGTATCAGACGCTGAAAGACACGGCGGAGCGCATTGGCCTGTTTGACCGGTTCGACTTCAAAGAGTCGGAGATAGAGCATAAGCGCACCGGGAGCCGCTTTATCTTCTCGGGCCTCTTGCGTAATGAGAACTCGATTAGGTCAAAGGAAGGCATTGACATCTGTTGGATTGAAGAGGCGTCATCCGTTTCGCGAAAGTCGTGGGACGTGCTGATTCCGACCATCCGCAGGCCTGGATCAGAATTGTGGCTAACGTTCAACCCGCTCACCGTCGACGACCCAACGAATGATTTCCTAGAGGCACCCCCGCCTGGCGCCTACGTTCGCAAGGTCAATTACACTGATAACCCGTATTTTCCCGAAGTCTTGCGCGAGCAGATGGAATGGGACAAGGCGAACGATTACGAGAAGTATCTGCATATTTGGGAGGGCTTCCCGCTCACGATCAGCGAGGCGCAGATTTTCCGCGGCAAGTACGTCGTTGAGGCGATTCCGGACGATCTTTGGCAACAGGCTGACCGACTGTTTTTCGGCGCCGACTTTGGTTTTTCGCGTGACCCGTCGACGCTGGTTCGATGCTTTATCTTGGATAATCGCCTGTATATTGACCATGAGGCTTACGGCGTCGGGGTTGAAATCGACGAATTGCCTCAGCTGTATCGCTCGGTGCCGGAGTCGACGAAATGGCCAATTAAGGCGGACTGCGCTCGGCCTGAGACAATCAGCTATCTTAAGCGCCACGGGTTCAACATCGAGGGTGCTGAGAAATGGCCTGAGAGCATCGAGGAAGGCATTAGCTTTATTCGAAGCTTTGACAAGGTCGTTATCGATCCGCGATGTGTGCACACGGCGGACGAGTTCAGGCTGTACTCGTACAAAACAGACAGACTGACTGGCGAGGTTCTGCCAGTCGTCTTAGACAAAAACAATCACTGCATAGCGGAAGGGGCTTTAATTAGGACTAGCAACGGCGATATCCCTATTGAAAGAATCAATGTCGGCGACTTGGTTTTGACAAGGAAGGGATTTAAGCGGGTTTTGGCCAGTGCGATTACTGGCGAAAACAGAGAAGTCCTAGAAATAACAACAGGTTCAGAAACGTTAAAATGTACCGCAGAGCATCGAATCTTTACAAAGAATCGAGGCTTTGTTGAGGCGCAAAATTTAACTACTGAGGACGTGTTGTTATGTCTAAAACAGAAACCATTATTTACGACGGGAAGCGCTGGAACAGATAACCGGAATCAAAAAGACGAAGCGACAGGGTCTATTTCAAACGGTCTGTTACTGGTGGGTCAATATGGTTGCACAGATATATTTGTGAGAAAGCTAACGGCGCGATCCCGAAAGGCGCGCATATCCATCACAAAGATGGGGACACGCTTAACAACGATCTGTCAAACCTTGAATGCCTTACGCCGCGCGCTCACCACAAAGAACATCCCCTTGTTGGCGAAGCTCTCGAAAGACAGCTTAAGCATCTCAATGAGATCAGAGGGAAAACAAAAGAGTGGCACGCTTCGAAGGAAGGCCACGAATGGCACAAGGCTCACGCTAAAGCCCACCACTGGGGGGTTTTTGACTTGCCGGAAAAAAAGTGCGCCCAATGTGGAAAAACATTTAAGCCTAAAACATATCGCGGAAAGTTCTGCTCAAACGCTTGTAAATCGGCGTGGCGGAGAGATCAAGGACTTGATAACGTCGAAGGGATTTGCGCTCAATGCGGAAAGGTTTTTACCTGCAACAAGTACAGCAAACAGCGTTTTTGTTCTAAAAGCTGTGCGAGGTGTTACGAAGGTATGCAAAAAAGAAAAACGGGTTTATGACCTAACAATAGAAGGTCAGCCGGAGTTTTTCGCAAACGGTATTTTGGTTCACAACTGCATCGATGGAATCAGGTATTCCCTGGTAGATTACATAAAGGCACGAGGCTATGGCTTCAAAATCTCGGAAGACGAAACGCCAGACCTCTGGATTTGAGGTCACCGGCGAATACGACGGCACCACCACGGTTGTCGACGCTATCCCGCAAGAGAAGGACATTCGCGAACTACTCAAGCCCGCGCGTTCACTCGCAGGATCAAAAGCGCACTACAAACAGCTTGATGGCGCCATGGACGCGGCTTTTGCTGGCGGCATCGTGCCTAAGTTCGAATGGTCTGCGATCTCAAGCCTTGTCAGCTTTGTGGGCTACGGCGTTTTGCAACAGCTTTCGCAGGACGCGCTGATTCGCCTGTGCATTCAAACCCGCACCGATGAGATGCTGCGGGCGTGGATTGAAATCAAGTGTGACGACAACGAGCGCAAGAAGGCACTAGAGGAAGAGATTGCCCGCATCGGCTTGCGCGATACCCTTTATAAGGCGCTCACGACAATGGGCCTGATGGGCGGCGCCTTCCTGTTTATCGACACGGGGCACGCCAAGCCGGATGAGGTGCTTAACAAGACAGCACGCTCGACTGAGCTTAAAGACCGCGTATCGTTTCGCGTGATTGATCCGATCTTTACGACGCCGCAGAGCTTTAACGCGTCCGACCCGCTCAAAGAAGATTTTTACAAGCCCGCTGTGTTCTACATCATGGGAACGGCGGTGCATACGTCGCGCCTGATCCGCCTTGTGGAAAACGAGGTGCCGGACTTAATCAAGCCGTCGTATAACTTTTTCGGAATCGCTCAGGCTCAGTTGCTTTCGGACTACGTGATGCACTTCCGCAAGAACCGCGAGGAAGTAAATACGCTTCTTACAAAGTTCTCGACGAGCTTCATTAAAACAGATTTGGGCGCTCAGCTCTTTGCTCGCAAGTCGTGGCAACCTGTTAGCGACCGCGTGAAGTTCTTTGCGAAGTTCCGCGACAATAACGGCGTCGGCCTCCTCGACAAGGACAAAGAAGACTTTGTACAGGTCAACACGCCGATTACCGGCCTAACGGACATCGTGCGCCAGTCGCTTGAGTTCGTTGTGTCGGTCAACCAAAGCGGCGTGGTGAAGACGCTCGGGCAGTCGCCGTCGGGCTTTAACGCCACGGGCGAGAGCGACATAAAGCTACAGGCCGACTTAATCGCCACGCGGCAGGAGAAGATTCTGCGGCGCCCGCTTGAAGATATTCTGCGCATTCTGCAAATCAATCTCTTCGGTGACATTGATCCTAGTTTGAGCTTTGAATTCTGCTCACTCGACGAAGACGACGAGCGCACGACGGCAGAGGTCAATAAGATGATGGCCGACACGGCCGCCGTCTACCTTGATCGCGGGGTGCTCTCAGAGGACGAAGTCCGCGCGGCGTTGAGTAATGCCAAGGACCATCCGTACGGTGATCTCGAAGGGGAAGCCCCGGGGGCGCCGGAAGACCCGTTCGGCCAAATGAGCAGCACGACCACGGAGGAGCGCGATGACAACGACAAGGCTGGCGCAGTCTACTGACGTACGTATCCGTGCCGTGCGTCCTAATGCAGGGATTCGGAAGGCGTACGCGGGCAAACTGCGCTCGCTCGTGCGTCAGATGGCGCAAGACGTCGCCAAAGAGCTTGAGGGGCTGTATCGCAAGGTCGAGCCGCGGATTGCGAAAGACGCACGGGGCGAATCCCCTGCCGAGCGCTTGCAAAAGATCATTGATCGAATGCGCAAGAAGTGGGAAGGATATTCGCGGGACTTTGCCGAAGACACGGCGGACTGGTTCGTAAGGAAGACGCGCGACCACGTCGACCGGGCGCAGAACTCAGCGCTACGGGATTCGGGGTTTGAGGCGTTCGACCTGCGTTTTGACAAGGGGCAGATTTCTCAAGACGCTTTTGACGCACTTGTGAACGCCAATACGTCGCTTATTAAGTCCATCAGCTCCCATTATCTTCAGGAGGTCGAGGGGCTTGTCATGCGGGCCGTGACTGACGGGCGAGACGTGGCAGGGCTTAAGTCAGAGCTATCCAAGCGCTACGGCATCACACAGCGCCGGGCGGACTTCATTGCTCGCGATCAGTGCAATAAAGCAACCGAAGCCCTGTGCCGCGCGAATGATCTTGAGGTTGGTGTTGAGCAGGGCGAATGGATTCACGTTCCCGGCAAGCACACGAGCCGAGAGACGCACAAGGCGATGGGCGGCAAAAAGTTCGACCTAAAAAAAGGGCTGTACGACAGCGACGTTGGGCGCTACGTACTTCCGGGGGAACTTTGTGCGTGCCAGTGTACGTATCGTCCAATATTTAGTAGGAAGCTATGGGAAAAGAACTCTTAGCGCTTGACGAAAAAGTCGTTATGGAGTCTGCGCGGACGCGAGACAAAAACGGCTTTTTGCAGGTCAAGACATCGAATTTAACCCGCGACCACGTGGCGCCTTATTACGGGCGCGAGATTCCCGGCTGGGAAGAGCGGCAGTTAGACCCTGACCGGATTTACTACGGATGGCGCAACCCTGACGAGCTTAAGGCGGCACTCGCGACATTCAACGGCGTGCCGCTTTTAATCGAACACAAGTTCGACAGTGCGGAGCACCCTAATAAAGAGCTTCGTGTTGGCACCGTTGGCACCAGCGCGAAGTGGGAGCCGCCGTACATCACCAACGCGCTTAGCGTATGGGATGAAAAAGCAATTTCAGCGATTGAGGACGGCACATTGCGCGATCTCAGTTGCGGATACCGATATAAGCCCGATTTCACGCCCGGGGAGACTCCGGACGGGCTTGCTTATGACTTCGTGATGCGCGATCTCGCTTGCAATCACGTAGCACTTGTTCACGAGGGTAGAGCTCCCTACTGCTATGTCTCTGACGAAAAACCTAGAGGAATCACGATGAGTGAAGAAACAAAGGTGGATGGGGCGTGTGACGACTTCACGGAGTTTGCACGCAAGACTATCGACGAGTCAGGCGTTGAACTGACGCCCGAGCAGAAGGACGCACTTGTGCGCGCTTTTGCTGAATCTCACGCGAAGTTCGAAGAAAGCAAGGCCGATGAGGCCGAGCAGGAAACCGAAGGCACGCGAGATGAAGAGCCTGCCAAGCCCGAAGGCGTCGAAGACGCTGACGAGCCCAAGGACGAGGCCAAAGCCGAAGACGAAGACGCGGGCGAAGCCAAGCCCGAAGGCGGCGCCATGGACGCGGCCATGATTGCCAAGACGGTGCGCGGGCAGTTGTCTGCTCAGTACCGCGCGGCGACCGATGTCAAGTCCGTGCTGGGCAACGTCGACCCGATGGCCTACGACAGCGCCGACGCGATCTATCTCGACGCCGTCAAGGCGATGGGCGTCAAGAACGTCCCGGCCAGCTCCGCCAAACACGTCTTTGCCGCTTTGCAGTCGGTCAAGACCGCCGCCCCGAGCGGGGCAATGGATTCGGCGCCCAAGAGCGACGAGGATTTTTTGAAGCAGTTCATTCGATAAGGAGATGGGCAAATGGCTCTTCAGTCCAAAGTAAATGTGGGGCTTGCCCCCGCGATTGCGGGTATGCCAGCGAGCGTTGTCGAAACTCACTACACGGCGCAGACCTATCAGGCCGCCTCTGATCTGACGGTCGGTAATTTCTGCTTTGCCGACGCTACTGCCGCAGGAACGAAGGTCAATAAGGCCGGCCCCGGCATCCTGCGCGGCATCGTCGTTTACACCCGCCAGTACATCACGGGCGAAGTGACTGCTGCGAATGCGATGGTTATTCCTAAAGGTGCCTTCGCGCAGATCGCCACGAACGGCAAGTTTTGGGTTGTCGCGCAGAATGCTAGCGCCAAGGTGGGCGATTACGTGCTCGCCTCTCAGGCTGACGGCTCTGTCACGACGCAGGCGGATAACGCCAAGCGGGAAGACTACACGATGACGAATTTCGTCGTTGAAAAAGTGCTGGGCACGGAAGCGAAGCCCCTTGTGCTGATCAGCAACCAGCAGCCCAATGTCGTGCCTCCGATGGCTACGGCTTAATCTTTTTTGAAAGGTGGATTTGAAATGGCACGAAGTGAAACCATGGAGCGCCTCGGCTTTGACCTTTGCAAGGGCAACGGGCGTTTTCTTCCGACTCAGAACGGTACTGCCGATATCGCGATGGACGCTGCTTTGCAGACCGTCGCCAACGTGCAGACCCCTGCTCTGTTTGCAACGTACTATAGCCCTGAGATTGTCGAAATCCTTCAGGCTCCCCGCAACTCTACGGAGATTTTCTCCGAAGAAAAGCGCGGCGACTGGAAGGACGTTCAGACGATGTTCCCGGCTGTCGAATACGTTGGTCAGACGACGGCATACAGCGACTACGGTCGCGGCCTGCTGTCTGAAGCCAACATTGATCAGGTGACCCGCGAAACCTACAAGTTCCAGACCTTTATTCAGATCGGCGACTTGGAAGAAGACATCGCGACGGCTCAGAAGATCAACCTGCTTTCCGAAAAACAGCGCGCCGCGGCAACCGCGATCGAAATCGACGCCAACAATTACAACCTGTATGGCGTGGACGGTATGTCCATCTATGGCCTTCTGAACGACCCGGCACTGCCTCCCGCCCTGTCGCCCGCTCCCGTCGGCACGAAGAAAACGGCATGGGCCGACAAGGACGCGAACGAAATCTATAACGACATTCTCGCAATGTTCAATCAGATCGCCGCCGCGTCCAATGGCTACGTGAGCTTTAACAGCAAGCTTAAACTCGTGGTGCCGCCGTCCATCATGGGACAGCTCGCCAAGACGACGACCCTCGGCGTCGCGCCGGTTCTTCAGACTCTTAAAGGCTTCTTCCCGGGCCTTGAGATTATTTCTCTCCCGCAGCTTCAGGATGAATCGGGCGTCTGCAAAGCCATGCTGATCGCGACGGAAATCGCAGGACGGCCGACGGCTAAATTCGGCTTCCTTGAAAAACTGAAGACCTATCCGGTTCTCGTCGAGCACTCTTCCATGTCTCAGAAGTGGGCATCGTCTACTACCGGCTGTCTGCTGTTCCGTCCGTTCGCTGTTGCGACGATGGCGGGTATTCAGAAGTAGTAATGCCCGAATCAATTTGACGATGCTGTCAAATTGATAAAGCCCCCGGGGAGGGCTGACGCTCTCCCCGTTCAATTTTTAAGGAAACACAAAAAATGGCCAATCAGGAAACTAAAGTGAAGCGCGCTCCGAGTGCTCCGAAAGTCAAGGTAATCAGCGAAGACGGCGCCACGGTGAGCGTCGGCAACACTGCCAAGACGTCGGATACGGTCACGATCCTTTTCCGCTCCCGCATCTCTCAGAAATTCACGCTGAGTAACGGCAAGAGCGTCACCATCAACGGCAACGGCGTCTATCTCGCGAACGCCTCGGGCGGCGCACTGCCTGCCGGGGGTTACGGCGTGACGGTTGTCGATCGTGCGTTATGGGAGCAGGTGAAGGCCGAACTCGGTCAGGCTTATGGTCCGTGGTTCGCATCCGGGCGCATCAAGGAAAAGAAGAGCGAGGCGCAGGGCTTAAATTTCGCGATTGACCACGCCGATGAAAAGACGGGCGATGACCCGATGCCTCAAAAGAATTCACACAAGGAATAACGCAATGACTGCCGTCGTGTTTGATCCCGAGACCTTCCGAAAGGTATACCCCGCATTTAGCGACATCACGCGCTTTACTGATGAGATGCTTGAAGCGTGCTTTGATCAGGCGGTGGAGCTGATCGGCAACGACGACGACAGCGCGATTCCTTACGATCCCGACGCACAGCCGCCCATTAAAACGCGGGCGGTTGTTCTCACCCTCCTGACCTGCCACATTGCGACGCAGTCTTACATTTGGGGCGATCAGCAGGCGGGGCCTTTGCAGACTGCGGGCGAAGGCTCCGTGAGTGCCGGGTTTGGCGGCATGGTCGACGCCTCCAATCCCGCGTGGTGGAACTCAACGAAGTGCGGGGCGCAGGCGTGGGTAATTCTCAAGCGTTACGCACAAGGGCCGCTGTATTTTGGCGTCCAGCCCATCTATATGGGGGGTTAAATGCGCGTCAAGGTCGTCTACTCGAAGGGCGGATTAAAAGAGCTGGCGAAGGCCGCTCAGAACGCCAAGCTAGAAGCCGTGGCGGGGGTGCTTCGCGGCGCCACGAATTCCGACACAGGCGCGAGCGTGGCGGCCTACGGGCTGGCGCTTGAATACGGCACATCAAAGATGCCTGCGCGTCCATTCCTTCGGCAAACGGTCGAAGGACACAAAAAGGAGTGGCGCGAACAGCTCGCCATAGGTGTGAAGAGACGAGGCATTAGAAGGGCTGAGGAAGTGTTAGGCGTCGTTGGCCGCGTGATGCGTGCGGACATTATCGCAACGATTAAGCGCGGGGACTTTGAACCGCTTTCGCCCGAGACGATTAAAGCCAAGGAGCGCAAGCGCAGGGAGAACCCGGCGGCGCCCTTGATAGACACAACATCCCTGATCAGGTCGATTAGCAGCGAGGTTCGGAACAAATGAATTTGCACGCTGTTGTGCGGGGCGCGATAACCGCCGTCGCTCGCGATCTACCCGCCGAGCTTTACACGATGACGGGGGAGCAGGAGCGCGGAGAGCGCGGCGACTTACTTCCTGTGTTCGCTGGGCCGGTGCCGGTGCTTGGCCAATGGCAGAGCATCAAGGCCGACGAGATCATTCAGACCGAGCGCATCAACGAGGCGACGACCGTTCGCAGGGTATACCTTCGCGCGACGGATGACGCTTCTTCGCGCCCGTGGGCGTCGTGGCGCCTGCTCGGCAGGTCAGGGGATTTACTCAAGGACGATCGGGGAGCCTTTTGGCTGGTCGATGCCGTGATTGAGGATTTCACGCATGAAGGATGGGTATGCGTGCAGGCCGTTTTGCAGACGGTGCCGCCGCGCTTCAAAGTAAAGGAGCCAACCGATGGCGGCAGTTAAAGACATATCGCAGGCCGACATACTGAACGCGTGCATTAAGTTCTGCTACAACTTCGCGGCCCCAGCTCTCCCTGACGAGATGCACATCCTTGACGGGTTCGGCAACAATAGAACGCTCCCGAAGGACGGTAACGACTTCTGTATCGTCACCCCTATTCGCCAGTCCCGAAGCGGCTCGAATATTGAGAGCTGGAAGCCTGACGGCGATGAGGTAATGGAGCTTGCCGAGTATGTCAATCTAGGCATTCAAATCGACGTCTATTCGACGAACATATTCGACGCATTGGAGCGTGCGCAGACCTATGAAACGGTCGCGCGTTCTGATTTCGGAGTGCAACACTTCTTAGCATTCGGCATTGACTGTTTATTTGCCGAAAACGTTCAGAACCTGACCGCCGTTATGGATTCCAAACAGTACGTGAGCCGGTGGACTCTCGTTCTGCACTTGGGCTATTGGAAGCGCGTGAAACTCGCGCAGGATTTTTTCAAAACCGCAATTGTCGATGTGATAAACGTCGACACGAAATACAAACCATGAGGTAAAAAATGTCAATTCCAGCTGGTTATCTTGTCGCGATCACGCCGCGCACCATCAGCGCGGGCGCTTCCGACCTTGAAACGAACGGCATGGTGCTCACGAAGAGCGCTCTGCTGCCGACCGGTGCCCCGGCCGTCGCCTTCGCCTCGGCCTCCGCTGTGTCCGATTTCTTCGGTCCTGACTCCGACGAAGCTCGCTTTTCTCAGCAGTATTTCACGGGCCTGACGAATCAGCAGAAGGCACCGACTGCGCTCGTGATCGGGCGCCGCATCAATGAAGAGTGTGCGGCGTGGGTTCGAGGCGCCAGAGTTTCCGCCGACTTGGCCGCATTCAAGGGCATTAAGGACGGCGCCATGAAGCTCACGATTGACGGCGCAGAAAAGACCGCCGCAACGGTTGATCTCTCGGACGTCACGTCTCTCTCGGCCGTCGCCACGAAGATCGCAGAGGCCCTGACCGGTTGCACGGGCTCTTACGATTCGAACACGCAGACATTCACGTTCACATCGACGACGAAGGGCGCCACGTCTACCGTGGGTTATGCCTCGGCGGGAGAAAGTGGTACTGACCTTTCTGCGAAACTCAACCTGACGCAGGCCGCGGGCGCCGTCCTTTCTCAGGGCGCTACGGCTCAGACCGAAGCGGCGACGCTCGATGCCGTCCGCTCCGTGACGTCCAACTGGGCGCAGTTCACGACCCTGTGGGAAGTCACTGACAAGGCTGAGGCCGAAGCCTATGCCGCATGGGCCGACATCGAAGACGACTTTGTATATGTCTTTTGGTCGAGCGACACGAAGATGACGAGCACCCTCACGCAGGAATCGACTATCGCCTACGCGATGAAGGATCGCTATAACTGCACCTTCCCGATCTACGCGCAGAACAACGTGACGGCGGCTTTTGCCGTTGCCTACCCTGCCACGATCAAATGGGATGCGACGCAGGGCATGAAGGTTATTTTTGGCAAGACTGCGAGCGGCCTGACGCCGACGGTGACGACCGAGCAGGAAGCCCAAGCGCTTGACGCTCTTTCCGTTTCCTATATCGGCCAATTTGCCACGCGTAATGATCAGTTCCAGTTCACGAACCGCGGCGCCCTCTGCAACCCGGCTATGTACGGGTTTTATGACACGTTGATCGGCTCTATTTGGCTTCGCTCCAAATTGCAGACCTCGATCATGAAGGGCTTCGCTACGGTCAACCGTGCGCCCTACAATGCGACGGGCTACACAATGCTCAAATCGTGGTGCCAAGACCCGATCACGCAGGCTTTGAATGCGGGCGTCATTGACGCCGGTATCAGCCTGAGCGACAGTCAGAAAGCTCAGATCATGCAGGAAACGGGCAACGAAGAGGCACCGCGTGAACTGCAAAGCAAGGGATATTTCTTGCAGGTGCTCGATCCGGGCGCGTCCGTTCGCGCTCAGCGCGGCGCCCCGATCTCGCAACTGTATTATGCGTACGGCTCCGGAATCCAACGCGTATCTTTACCAGTAGCCGCCGCCCTGTAAACGTCACATGGCCGCTTTTCGGAGCGGCCTTTTAGGAGCATATAAATGCCGTTAAATAATAAGACCTCAGCGAACGTAGTCGCATGGCTCAAAATTGAAAACGTCTGCCAGTCAGGCATTCAGCTGTCTCAGTTCTCGACGGATGCCGGTATTGCCGCCGACGCCGTGCAGGAAGTGCAGGCGGACATGACGCTTGACGGCCATTTGGTCAAGGGCTACACGCCGAATCCCTATGTCGTCAATCTGACGCTTCAGCCGACCGCCCCCGCAATCGCCTATCTGCGCGAGGCTCAGGCCCTGCAGAAGTCGCTTAAAACGCCGCTTGGCGTCGAACTGACGGTGTATTACCCGGCGACTGACCGAACCTATCAGTTCGTCAATGGCGTCTTTACTCAGATGATGCCGATGCCTGCCGCAAATCGCGTGCAAGACCCGGTGACGGTTCAAATGACGTTTGAGGACTGCCAGTAATGCGCGAGGCCAAAACCATCACACTCCAAGACGGAGAGCGCAAATTTACGTTCAAGATTACGCCGATGTCCGCCCTTAAGGCAGAAAGTTGGCTGATCCGTGCGGCATTCGCGCTGGGCGGCGGCCTGTCGTCTTTGACGAAAGACGCCGACGCGACGGAGATCGTCAAGGCGCTTTCCTCCGTAGACTATGACAAGGTTGCGCAGCTTTGGGATGAGCTGCTTTCGTGCTGTGAGATCGTGCATGGCGGGGCGACCATTCCGGTTGATGCCGACACGCTTGACGGGAAGATTGACTACCCGACGACCGTTTTTCTTCTGAAGGCGGCGGCCGTACAGGCGAATTTCGGTTTTTTCGGCAAAGGCGGGTTCTCGAGCTTCCTCTCCACGATGCGTGGCGTTCTGACCTGTTAAAGGTCAAAGGAACGGCGGCACTTGCGAATCTCCCGCCGGTTTGCGGTCGTGCCATTTCCTCGCGGCTCGCGAGCCTGCGGGAGGTTCAAACCTTTTACAGCCTGCAAGACGTCTACGACCTCGATGAGGTTTTGACCTTGCAGAACTATCACGAATGGCTTGCAAGCCGCAGGGATGATTGATGTCTGTCATTGACGAATTACTGATTTCCATCGGGCTTGACGCGAAGGAGTTTGCCAATGGCGTCGATGCCGTTCGTGGGAAGGTCGAGGACTTTGCGACAAAGGCAAAGGAGCAATTTGAAGCGGTCGGCACGCAGTCGAAAGACACGGGCGCCGTTTCTGCGCTCTCTTTCTCGCGTGCTGGCGAACGCGTGCAGAAGCTCGGTGAAGCGTCGAAAGAAGCCGCCTCGGCTATCTCCGACTCCTTCAAGGGTGCTGCTCCCGCCATTGAGCTGGTGCGCTCGAAGCTCGGACTGTTGGGCGCGGCCTTCGGGCTGGTGGCCGGTGGAGCGCAGACATTCAGCAACTATATCGACAAATCGGAATCGCTCGGGACGCTGTCGACGCAACTCGGCGTATCGGTGCGCGAGCTTGACGCATTCGGGAAGGCCGCAGAGGCCGCCGGGGGTTCTGCCGAATCCATCTTTTCCTCGATGAAGACTTACTTCCAGCAGACCGGGCGACCGGCTGAGGAAGTATTTCAGCTTGCGAGCAAAGTCGAGGGCATGAGCCGCGGGGCGGCTCAGCGCTTTTTGCAGGCGCAGGGCGTGGCGCTCGATGCCATTCCCATTTTCCTGCAAGGACAAAAGGCGCTCGATGCCTTAATGGCGAAGTACCGCAAGACGGCTTTTACCGCGCAGGATAGTCGCAACGCCCGCGCGTTCAAAGTCGCGTGGATGGATTTCAAGATTGCGGCGCAAGACGTCGGCAATGTCTTTGTGCGGCTGGTGCTTCCTGGCGTCACAAAGGTGCTTGACGGATTGAGTGGGCTGGTCGGGATTATCCGCGAGAACACCCGCGCCTTTGCCCTGCTCGCGGTCGGGTTCGGGCTTGTGTTTGGGCTTAAAAACCTGAATGCGATTAAGAACGCGATTCTTGCCGTGCGAACCTTCGGCGTGGCCGTCAAGATGGCGGCCCTTCCGGTGACGGTAATCGCGGCAGGCGTAGCGGCCCTGGTACTCGCTATTGACGACCTGATGGGCTTCGCCCAAGGTGCCGACAGTCTTATTGAGCGAATGCTTAAGAAGATGGGCGCTGGTGCCGCCGACATCGAAGAGTTGCGCGAGAGCCTGAAGACGCTCGGCGAGGGCTTTTCTTGGCTGTGGGACAAGGTCAAGCCGCTTTTGGGCGGCGCCCTGACGCTTGTTTTTAAGACCGTTTCGGGCGTTATCGTCGGGCTGGTAGCCGCCATCAACGGCGTCATTATCGGCTTTAACACGCTTTGGCGGACGGCGAAAAAGGTCGGCAAGGGCATCGCCTCAGTCTTTACGGCGATCCCGGACGCGATCATAGAGGCGCTGAAAACAGCATGGCAGACGCTTACCGGGTGGTTCGATGACGCCGCCGATCTCATTAAAAAGAAGATTGGCGAACCCATTAAGGGGCTTTTTGGCGGCATCGGGGAATTCCTCGGTTTTAGCGGCGACAAGGCCGACGACGAGGAGAAGAAGAACCAGCCCACGAGCACCCGCGAGCGTGAGATTGTCGTTGTGAAGCAAGCGGCATATAAGGCCGCCGCCCCAAACGTCGTCACTAACGCGAGCATGAATGTCGTGAACAACATCGAGACAAGAGACAACGCGCAGGCGATCAGCCGGGCGATCGGCGCCACGGTCGCAGGCGGCTTCAACCGTCAGGCGGAACTTATCGGCCAGTCGACGCGCGGCGTCAATTTGAAGTGAGGAACGGAATGGCTCAAGACTTTTCAACGTGGGCGATTCTCAACGCTTCTGATCGACCTGTTTGCGATTACGTCGGCATTGTGTCCTGCTCGCTAGCCGAGGCCGCCCGCGTGCTTACGGAGCCTTTAGAGGGCGGCAACCTTGCGGCCTATAACAAGATGCAGGCACCTGATGCCGTGTCGCTATCGCTTGCGCTTGACGGCGATCCGTCGATTCAGACGCAAGCCCTCAATGCGCTTCGGAGTCTGAAGCAGGCCATTGGCACCGACTCGCTTTGCAAGCTCGTAACGCCGTATTTCGTGGTTGAAAATCTCGCGCTTGAGACGATCAGCCAGTCGCGATCGGTAACGCAAAATGCTAGCTCTCTGATCGTTGAACTGGGGTTTATCACGATACGAGCGGTTCAGACCGGCACACGCAAAGTCGTTTGGTCGCCGCAAAATCCGACGAGTTCGGACGAAGTGAGCGCCGGGAAGGTGCAACCGAAGACGCTGGCCGCAAAACTTGCCGAGGGCCTTTTATGAGCTGGATGCAAATTCCTCTTTCCGCCGTTCCGTTTCAGACGGTTAGCGCTGTCGTCAACGGCCAGAACTACCGCGTCACTGTCCGCCAAAACGGGGCATTTATTTATACCTCGTTGATGGTTGACGGCGTGCGGGTTGTCGATAACGCGCTGGCGGTTGCACGCGGGCGCGTGATCCCTTTCGCGCAGACCGTGGCGCGGACCAGGCTTTATTGGGTTGACACGCAGGGCAACGACCGCCCGCAGTACGGCGGACTAGGCGACCGGTGGATTTTGGTCTACGAGGCGGCCAATGAGTAGCTACACGCGAAAGATTATCCGCATCCGCATCACGATGGACGATGGCGGCGCCAGCGGCTCACAGATGACGTTCACGGAGAACGCGATAGCCGTTCGGATTCAGAAGCAAGGGGCGCCCGAACTTCCGAAGGCACAGGTTGCGATTTGGGGCCTGTCGCAGGATCAAATGACGCAGCTCACGATGCTGTCTTTTGATGCGCTGTCGTTGCGCCGGAACGTGCTTGAGATTGCCGCAGGCGAAGAAGGACGCGAGTTAGCCGTTGTCTTTCAAGGCGAGATCATGAACGCGGCGCCGGACATGAATGCGGCACCGTCTCCCGTGATGCGGCTTGAAGCCATTTCAGCCGCCTATCCGAAGCTGATTCCCTCGCCTCCCGTGGCGGTCAAAGGGGAGCAGACTGTTGACAGCCTGATGCAGGCTTTTGCGGGCGAGGCTGGTTTGCAATACGAATCGGCAGGCATCACATCGAGCCTGACGAACTGCACGATTAACGGCGACCCGATCACGAAAAGCAAATGGGTCGCGGACACAATCGGCGCCGATCTCGTTATTGACGATCAAAAGATGGTGCTGGTCGGCCCCGACAGTTCCCGCGGCGAGGCTGTGGCCATTGACGTCATCAACCCGCAAACCGGGGAGATCGGATATCCTAGCTTCGACTCGCTTGGCATTCGGGCGGTGTGCTTATTTAATCCCGTCCTGATGGTCTGCGGATTGTGCCGTATTGAAAGCTCTATGCCGCGCGCGACGGGTGTTTGGAAAATTTACAGCGTGACGCACGACATAGCCGCCAACCTCCCGAACGGAGGCGCGTGGCGTACAGAAATCGCAGGAACGTGGGTTGACAGATGACTGAGCTTAAAACCAATGCGCGGGTATCGTCCTTAGGGTCGGAACTCAACGCACAGGAATTTTTCACGCGCTCCATCGTCAAACAGATGGTGAGCACGGCGATTCCCGTACGGGTTGACGTGGTTGAGCGTGCGGCCGACGGAAGCGGCGCCCTGTACGTTGATGCGACGCCCCTTGTGTGTCAGACGGGTGCCGACGGCAATGTACTGGGACCCGTGAGCATCCCGCACCTGCCTTATTTCAGGCTTCAACACGGCACCGCCGCTGTGATTTGCGATCCGGTCGTGGGTGACATCGGGCTGGCGATTTTTGCTCAGCAGGATTGTTCACGACTGACGGGCGGCAATACGCCTGTGGCGCCGGGGACGTTTCGATGCTTTGATATGTCGGACGGCTTTTACATCGGCGGCTTTTGGGGGCAGGTGCCGAAAACCTTCATTCACATCGAAGAGAAGGGGACGATTCACGTTGTCGCACCGAAGCAGCACCATTTAGAAAGCCCGACGGTGATCGTGGATTGCGAAACCGTCACGGTGAATGCAAAGGACTCGGCCACAGTTGTGACGAAGACCGCCAAAGTGAATGCATCGAGTTCGCTGACGGTTGACAGCCCTCAGAGCACGTTCACGGGAAACGTCGCGATCCAAAAGAATCTGACGGTCACGGGCCACATCTCCGGCACGTCCGGCATGAGTATTACGGGCGGTACCGGGGGCGCGACTGCTACCTTTCAGGGTTCGATTAAGGTTTCTGATGATGTTACGGCGAGCGGCATTAGCCTCACGAGTCACACCCACACCGAGCAGGGGGATGGCAAAGAAACGTCAGGACCGCATTAAGAGGTTGAAATGCACACTCAGAAGACTTTGGGGCTTTCTTCAGGCTGGGACTTGGAATTTGACGCAAACGGCAATTTGAAGATGCTTGATAAAGCAGAGGCGATCTGTCAGAACGTCTGCAACGAATGCCGGTTGTTCCTTCATGATGCATACTTTCGCTACGACGAGGGCATCGACTGGTTCACGGATCAGCTGGGACTCCCCCTGCAAGTTGCGATTGTCACCGACCGATTGCGTCGGGCCGCGCTGAGCGTGCCGGGCGTGCTGGCGGTGACGGCGATCAACCTTGAAGTGATGGACAAGAAATCGCGCACCCTGCGCGGGACAATTGAAATCGAAACTGAGTACGGCCATGGCACAAGTTACATTTAATCAGAAAACGGGCGTAGTCGTTCCGTCGACGCGAGAAGTGCGCGAGGATTTGGCACGGGCCGTGCAGGACGCGATGCCTGCGGCCGCCAACGGAGATCCCGTCAACGTCGATTCAACGTCGCCGCTCGGGCAGATCGTTGACCTGACGACGGCAGAGGTTGAGGCCAAGAATTCCGAAGTGGGATTTTTAGCGAACCAATACAATCCCGACGTTGCGCATGGCATCTTTCTCGACGCGCTGGCGAACCTTTACGGGCTACAGCGCAATGTATCCGAGCCGACTGTTGTCGTCTGCACGTGCACGGGCCTGCGCGGAACGGTTATCCCGTACGGCGCAATCGTTGAGGATGCGAACGGCAATAAGTTGCGCCACATTGCGGTTGCTGGCGCCGCCATCGGAGACGCGGGCACGCTGGAAACGACCTTCGCGACGGTTGAGCACGGGCCGATTGAAATTGGCCCGGAAACCGTGACGAAGATCGTGACCGTGGTCGCAGGGTGGGATACCGTCAACAATGCCGCCGCGGGCGCCACGGGCCGAGACATTGAGCCGGATGGCGAGTTGCGCAGCCGAATGAAAGAGTCCTACGCGATGAACGCAAACGGCACTGTGAGCAACATTCAGGCCAATTTGTCGCAGCTTGACGGCGTACTTGATTGTGTCGTTTTGGAGAACTACACGAACTTAAAAAAGACACAGTACGCCCTTGAGCTTGAGCCTCATTCAATTGCTGTGTGCATCGTGGGCGGCGAAGATGCGGATATCGCTCGCGTGATCTTTGAACGCAAGTCGGGAGGGTGCGGAACGAACGGCGATACGGAAGTCAAGCACGTCGACAAAGAGCACTTTAACGCCTTGTACACGTATCGCATCGTCCGCCCGACGGCAGTCGATTTCCGCGTTAAGGTCGAATTTTTCAGCGCAGACATGGATGCCGAGACGCAGGCCGCCGTCAAGGAGGCCATTGTTAAAGACTTCCTAGGCGAGCTTGATAACTCGCGCGTGACTCTCGCGAGTACGGTCTACGCCTCTCGCTTTTACAAATGCGTGCAGGCCGTTACGACGTCGCCGGTCAAGGCCATTACGGTTGGGTTGAACGAGGGCGCATTAGGGGCCTCGGTTGAGGTGCCTGCGACCGAGTCGCCTTCAATCTCGCCTGAAACGATTACGCTGACATTTGGAGGCTAGCCATGAGCGATTCACAGACTTGGCAGAACTTTGAAGCTGCCGAAGACGTGCGCGAAATGGCCGACGTGACAAGTCGCGCGTCTGTGGCCATGCAAAGCCAGTACGCTCACGCCCCGCGCATGAACGCCGTCGGAAAGATTTTGCAGGACGAGATTGACGCGACGGATCAGCTCGATGATATCGCGGGGCAGGTCGCCGACGTTCAGACGGCGAAGGGCGTTTTTCTCGACTGGTGGGGCAAGCGCATCGGCATCGACCGATACATTAAAGTCAAAGACGAATATGTCCGATTCGATGACGACTATTTTCGTTTCCTGCTGATGTATCGCGCTGTCTGCAACGTTTCGGATTCGACGTGCGCAACGATGAATCGGATGCTTTCCCTGCTCACGAGCACGCGGGTTTTTTGCGTTGACTACGGGGACATGACCCTCCAAAGCATCGTGGTCATTGGGTCTATCAGTGATTTACAGGCCATGATTTTGCAGACGTACGGGCTATTGAATCGCCCCGCAGGCGTGATGACCAATTTCCTGATCATCTATCCGGATGAGAAGATTTTTGGGTTTGAAGGGTCTGACCTGTTACCGTTTGATCAGGGCGTTTTCAATCCGGGCAGAACAATCAACGACTTCTAACGCCTCGCACGTGCGGGGTTTTTTCATGGGCCACATATGAGCAATTATCCGCAGTTTCTTTTGGCATCGGCCTTTGCGGCTGATGGGGACAAGACTATCCCTCCGGCTGACTCGCAGACGGCAGGCACAGGGCGTTTTTCGCAGGCAAAGGGCTGGACTGACGTCAACTCCAAGCCGATCGGAGAGGGCGGAATTCCGCCACGTCGAGACGACATAAATGGAGCCTTTTATCTGCTCTCGACTTTCATCTGCTGGTTCCAGCAGGGCGGCGTAATGAAGTACGCCACCACGCTTGACTATGAGCCGGACAACGAGGTTTTCCACAATGGCGTCAAGTACCGGTGCTTGATCGCAAATGGTACTGGTACCGAAAAAGGCGTTGTCGCGCCCGACTCTGACAAAACGGTGTGGAGCAATCGCGATCTTCCGAGCGTTCTTGCCGGTCAAGTCACGCCTTTCTACAACTGCAAGCTTGGCGGAAGTGACGGCAGAAGGCTGATCCCGTGGGGGTCGACCGATCCCGATGAAAGCTACGTGCTATGCGACGGCGGCAGTGACGGACTGGGTGGGAACGTCCCCAATCTGATGGATAAGTTCATCCTCCCGGGTACGGTTGAGCAATCCGGCCAGACTGGAGGACGCCTGACGTTGAGTGTGCCGGGTGTGACGGTGAGCGGCACTGTGGGTGAAACCGTTCTCACGGTGGATCAAATCCCGAGCCACACGCACACAGGAAGCACGGACAGCGCGGGCGCTCACACGCACACGCGCGGGACGATGGAGATCACGGGAACGCACGGCGGACACGCCTTCAAATATGGTAATCCGTCCCTTGCCGACGGGGCGTTTTACTTCCCGAACACCCAGAACGGCGGCGCTGGTGCAGCGACGAACTGCAACGTCTACAACATGGAATTTCAGGCGAGCCGAAACTGGACAGGCGCAACAAGCTCCAACGGAACGCACACGCACGCCATCACAATGGGCGCCACCGGCGGCGGCAAAGGACACACGCACACGATCACGTCTGAAAGCACGGCGCAGGAGCTCACGCTTGATCGTCCGCCTTTCTACCGCCTCGCCTTCTTCGTGAAACTTCCGGAATGAACAAATGGCTAGTAAGAGATTCCAATTCCATTTTGTAGCCACGCCGACGGGGACGATTTCAGGCGCATCAGTACTCAAGCAGACCGAAGACGCAATCAACGATTTAGGCGATTACGTCTATTCGTCGTCGTTTGACGCATCGAACGCGCTTGCACAAGCCCAGCAGGCTGTGAACATCGCGAACGCTGCTCAGCAGAACGCAACAGCGGCGGCCAACACTGCGAACTCGGCTCTTGCACAGGTGCAGACGCTGACCGTCACGGTCAACTCGTGGGATGGCCGCATCACGACGGCGGAAAGCAATGCCGCGACGGCAGTCAGCACGGCGAACTCCGCAAACTCGAAGTCTGATCAGGCTGTGGCCACTTCCGAAGCGGCAAACGCAAAGTCTGATCAGGCAGTGACTTCCGCGAATGCGGCAAGCGCAACGGCCACACAGGCAAGCCAATCTGCGACGAAAGCCGTCGGCACGGCAAACAGCGCCATGCAGACCGCCCAGCAGGCCGTCGAGACCGCTCAGCATGCTGTGACTGACACGGACGCAATTCGTGATGAAGTCAACGCCGACATGGAGACGATCAACGCGCAGGTAACGGAAGCCACGACGCAGGCGCAGAACGCTCTCGGATCAGCATCGCAGGCGCAGAACTCCGCAGACAAGGCCGAGGCATGGGCAACGCAGACCGAAAACGTCGCGCAGGAAGGCGAGCCCGCTGATTACACGGTCGACGGTGAAGGCTACAGCGCGAAGTGGCACGCACTCGAGGCCGAGGCTTGGGCTGTCAAGATGGACGGCCAAGTAACCGCGGGCAACCTTCCCGACGGCACTGCGGTCGACTACTCGGCGAAGTATTACGCGCAACAGGCAGGGATCTCGGCGACGGCTGCGGCTTCCTCAGCCAGCACCGCCGCAAGCAGCGAGGCGAATGCCAAGACATCCGAGACGAACGCGAAATCGAGCGCGACCGCAGCCAAGTCCTCGGAAACCAACGCGGCAAGTTCTGCCAGCGCCGCTCAGGCCGCTCAGACTGCGGCAGAAACGGCGCGAGATGAAGCTGTGGCGGCGGCGGGCGCGAACACGACTGCGGTTCTGTACACAGCGCAGACGCTTACGACTGAAGAGCAGTTGCAGGCTCGAACGAACATCGGAATGACGACATTAAGTAATTCCGAAATCGATGCCTTGTTTAGCGCCTAAGTTGAAGCTCACCCGTTTAAAAACGGAGGATTCACCATGTCAGATTGACGCGCTCTTTTCGTAATCGCTAAACGGTAAAAACAATCCCCGGAGGTTGATTCTTCCGGGGCTTTTTCAAGAGGAAAAGACATGGCTGGATATTTGGATGCATCGGGCCTCGAACATTTCAAGAGGAAAAACGACGCGGCATATCTTGGCAAGCGGGAGAAGGCGGCTTCAGCGGCGGTCGCAGACTCAGTTGATTGGGAGAACGTTTCCGGGAGACCGGATCTATCTGCAGTAATTCCGCCCGGCACCATCATCCACTACGCCGGGCGCACGGTCCCGAGCGGCTGGCTCATCTGCAACGGCTCGACTGCGAGCCGAACCGACTACGCGGCCCTTTTCGCGGCTATCGGCACGACCTACGGCGCTGGCAACGGGTCGACAACCTTCGGCCTGCCGAATATGAACGGTCGCTTCCTCGAGGGCACGACATCGACTTCTTTGGTCGGCATTTACTACTCAGCGGGGTTACCGAACATCACGGGGTCTTTCACCTCTCACGGCAATACTGGCTCAATGGAAACCACCGGACCATTTACGAACGGGGGAACCGGGGTGCATTCAAACAGCGGGGGAGCGAGCGATGGCAGACACGTTTACATGGATGCCAATAGGTGTTCATATGTATACGGAGCGTCTAGTGGAGTTCAACCAGAGGCGCTGCTGACGCTAGTCCTCATGAAAACTTGATCAGGACTAAAGCCGACATCGCCGGGGGCTTAACCGTTGAGCTATTGCCGTACACGCCGGAACTCCTTCCGCTTTCTGCGGGCCAGTTGCCGGGCCTGCATCAGAGAGACCTCGGGCCATCGTCCGAGGCTCAGATCAGTAACCCTGCCTCCGTAGGAAATGCGGAGACACCAACTTTTGACCCCCGAGGGGTGAACCCGAAGGGTGAGGCCGTGGCCATCGGTCACGGTGTATCGCGTTTCACGCGGTCGCAAGGCCGCAATTTTTCTTGTAGAGAGGTTTTTCGACATGAAGCCCAATGAGATCAAAGAAATCCCGCACGTCGATGAGGACGGCTACTTTGATGGCATGGTGGCCTGCATGGCCGACGCGAAGGGCTCGCTGATGCTCGGCGCGGACTGCTATGACATCGCCGCCCCCGAAGACGATGGGAAGCACTTTTTCAAGCTGTCTGCCGACAAAAATGGCTGGGAGGCGGAAGCTATTCCGCAAACAGCCGAGGAATGCGTTGGCATCGTGCTCGATCATCACAAGCAGACGGAAAGAATTCACAAACTCCGCACGGTTTTCGATGAGCTCACGAAGGTCTCGGCGACCTATCGCCTTGTCCAAGACCCGGAGACGAACGCCCGAACGGTCGAAAAGATTCCGGAAAAGACTGTTGAGGAAGTGCGCACCGATAAGAAGCGGGCTCTCGACTCTGCCTTTGCGTCTTGGTATGAGGACGGCGCGACGGTCGTTTCGAGCCTTGGTTTTGAGGCGGATTCGGATCAGCGTGCTATGACCGACGTGAACGGCCTTGTCACCGCCCACGAAGCGCAGGCGACCTTCTCCGACTCCGGCGTCGTCTTCATGGACGCCAAAAACGAAGGTCATCAGCTCACGCTCGATCAGCTGAAAATCCTGCAGCTTGAGATCATCGCGTCCGGAAACGCCGCCTATCAGGAAAAGTGGAAGCTCCGTGACGCTATCGAGAAGGCGAAAACAAAGGAAGAGCTCGAAAAGATCGAGATCGCGTTCCATCCGGCGGACTTCTCGGCTAAGTGATGTGGGCGTATCTCAAACAGGTGCTCATCGCTTTCGACCAGCTCATCAATGCTCTTCTCGGAGGATGGGCCGATGAGAGCCTCTCGGCGCATGCGTGGAGGCAGCATCTGGAAGGAAAGCGTGATTGGCCGTACCAACTCATCGACACGCTCCTCTTCTTCGACGACAACCACTGCCGGGAGAGCTACGAGAGCGAGATCGAACGAAATCAACTGCCGCCCAGCATGCGGGGCTAGGTATAATCGCCGCCAGCACGAAGCAAGGACGCGGCACATAGCCTGTTCCTGCCTATCCACACCTACCGACGGCCGAGGCAAGGAATTCCCGGCGTATCGCCGGAGGATAGGCCCCCGCAAGGGGTGTAGAAACGACAAAGCCCAGTGCGCTAACACCGGGCTGAGTCTTTGATGCAAGGGGTGGTTATGCATGCCCTCACTCTTGCTTCGTGTCAGATTATGCCACACGACATCGTTGTGGTGACGGGCGACATCAATATTGATGGGCTCGTCATTGCCGCCATTTTGGCGGCCTGGCTAATCGGCAAGAGGCGTTAAGTCGCAGGGGTCGTTTTCTTCGGAGAGCGGCCCCTCTTGCTATCTGTCTGCTCAGGCCCGCCAATGCGCGGGCTTTTTTTATGGGTGAATTGATGCTCTATGTGAAATGGATATGTCTGTTGCCGCTGAGCTTCGTCATGGCGGTCGTTGGGAGGCTGCTCGCGCCGATCCTGCCGTTCTTCGCGAAGTCAGACGGCTATCTGCCCTCGTGGCTTTCGTGGTTTCAGACGCCTGACAACCCTCTTGATGGCGACAAAGGCCATTGGGAGCGCTGGCCGGGCGTCTCGGCGTGGGCCACCTACAGACGACGGGTTGCGTGGCTTCTCCGGAACGTCTGCTACGGCTTCGATATCTCGGTGCTCGGGCAGAAGACTAAGCCGGGAGACTGGCTCGACATGGACGGGCAGGAAGGCGTGTCCGATCAGCCTTACGGAAAGTCCGGCTACTGGCTTAAGCGCGTCTATCGCGGCGAAAAGCTGGCCTGCTGGCACCTCTATGTCATCCGGCAGTGGAGCTTACTGCCGTCGAAATGTCTGCGCATTTCACTGGGATGGAAGCTCTTCAGCTTTGACGGCTTGAAAGAGGAGACGCATCAGCTCACCTGCTATTGCAACCCTTTAAAAACTTTCAAACAGTAAGGAGGTCGTTATGACTAAGGAAGAAGTTCTCGCCAAGCTCAAGGAGCTCGGTCTCGACGTGAACGGCGCAACGGAAGAAGTGATCCAGAAGGCGCAGGCATGGCTTGAAGACCAGAAGGCTCAGCTCGACACCGAGACGCGCCGCAAGGTGCGCGCTTTCTGGATCGGCGTCACTGCCGTGGGCATGGCTCTTGGCGGTGCGGCCGGGTGGTACCTGCGCGGCCTCGCGGGGTGATGCTATGCACTCGCTTCTACCGGTAGGGGCGGAGGCGGCGTGGATAAAGATAGGTGCGGTATTGGGGGTGATCTGGGGGGCCACGTTAGAGAGTGTCGCCCCCTTGGTCTATTGGTATCTGGCCTTCATGGCGGCCGACCTTCTCACCGGGATATGGGCCGCCTGCCGGACCGGGACTTTCAGCACAAAGCGCATTAGCTTTGGGATGGCGAAGAAGGGACTTGCCTTTTTCATCATCACTCTTGCGCACGGCATCGACGTGAGCTTCTGGTTCGTGCTCCACGACATGCCACTTTTTCAAAGCGTGACGCTCTGCGCCTATGCCTGCGGCGAATTCGGCTCGATCGTCGAAAACATAGAGCGGGCGGGGTTCGGAGACGCACTGCCTCCAGTCCTCAAGAAGCTTTTCTTGACGCTAGATAAGCGCCTTGAGAATGCCGTGGACTCCAAGCTCGATCAGATCGGACTCGACGACGAGGAGAAAGACAAGAAGACCAAATAGCAAAAGCCGCTCGGGGGCTTAGACCGGGCGGCTTTTTTATAGGTGTTGATTTCTAGGAGACCTATGGGGCATATTTTATCACCTTTGGCGGGCGCACTTTGCCCGGTGATGAGGCGGCTAGTGTTGAAGAGAGACAGCGAACTGCCATGGGTAGTCAGGCTTGCGAGGTGGGCGGGACTTTCCTTCTCCGCGAGCTATGGCGCTCTTCTCCTTGCCGAGAAATTCAAGGAGGTTTTCTATGACTGAGATGAAGAATTACGGCGAATGGCCCGTTGATTGGGCGGGGCCTTTCGTGAAGGGATGGGAAGGGTTCCGTGCGAAGGCGTATCAGTGTACGTCCGGAATCTGGACGATTGGCTACGGGCATACCGCCGATGTTGAGCCCGATGACGTGGTGACGAACTACGAGGCGGAAGATTGGCTGCGGCAGGATCTCCAGTTCACGGTGGATCGACTTGCGCCTTACATCAATGTGAAGGTTACGAAGGGGCAGTTCATTGCGCTCACGTCTCTTGCCTTCAATATCGGCGTGCGCGGGCTCGTCGGCAAATGCCCGAAGCTCATGCGTGCGCTAAATGCCGGCGAATACGAAGAATGCGCGAAGCAGTTCCTCGACATTACGAATGGCGGCGTGCCCGGCCTCGTTCGCCGGAGAAAAGCGGAGGCGGCGCTCTTCGAAGGAGAGTAAATGAACTGGAAAGCACTGGCAATCGTAGCCGCGTTGACCGCGGCTTTCATCGGCGGCTATCAGTACGCGGCGGCGCTTTACGAAAAGGACGCGGCGGAGCTTCGGGAGGCCGAGGCCGTTGCCCGTGCCGATATGGGGAGGAAGCAATATGCGAAGATGGTTGAAGCGCTGGACGCTCTTGCCGGCCTGCGCGGTGAGCTTGCCGATGCTCGCGCTGATGCTGAGCGGGTGCGCCGCGCCGCCGAGGTACGTGCAAGAAGAACAAGCGCCGCTGCCTGCAGTGCTGAGCGCGCCGCAATTACCGCGTGCGAACGACTTCTCCGCGAAAGTGTCGGACTTCTCGCGGAGGGTCGAGAGCTACTTCAGGAAACAGCCGGAGTTCACGACGCAGTGACGGCGGCCAAGTGAAAAATGCCCGCGCATGGCGGGCCTCCAAAAACCATCGCCTTAGTGACTACTCCCCGTCCAATTCTTCGAATTGGGCGAGGCTTCTCGCTTCTTCGGTCACAACCCGGATGTCTCCGGGATTTACACGACCTCAGCGAGCATTTGGAGAGGACATTTCTCTCCGCAGGACGGGTAGCCCCTCCGCCATCAGTTTTTTAAGGGCCGCGATTGCCTCAAACGCTTCCCGTACTTTGCTATTGGCCGCGCGATGGTTGAAGGCGCGATTTTTTAGCCTCGCCCAATTCGAAGAATTGGACGGGGAGTAGTCAGTCCGTAGATTTCGGCGATGGCGTCCCGGTCATACTGTTCGATCACGTCCGGGAGCCCGTCTTCTTTAAGCCCCTTGCGCACCGCTGATTCGTACTCCCATCGGTCGCAAAGCGCCATAGCCTCTATCGCGATGTCGAGGCCGACGGCAAACATCTGCAGGTCCGTATTCATGAGCGGCGTGCCCTTCTCGAGCGCGGCATAGAGGCGGACGCCCGCTTCTCTGGCGGCTACAAGCCGATCCCGATAGCGCTCCCCGTCCTCGATCTTGTCGAGGAGGTTGATGGTCATCATGATCGGGCCGGCGACGGTGTTGACCTCTTCGGTCGTTGCCTCGCCTGCGAAGAGCGCCTTCAGAGCCAGCCGCGGGGCGAGCTCGATGCGAAGGCGCTGCTTTTCGCTGAGGGGCGTTGCCGCTCTCCACCAGGGGAGCTTTTTGGGGAGTTTCGGGGTATAGCGCTTAGTGCGCTTTGGTTTCTGCTTCGGCATTGGCGGGCTCCTTGATGGAGTATCGCTCGAGCGTGAGGCTGATCTTGTAGTCGGCCTTCAGCTCAATGAACTGTTTGAAGGCGGGATGCAGAATCAAGAGTTGCTCAAGCATTACGCACGCATCCGCAAGCTCTCCGCACAGGGCGTCTTGGCGCACGACTTCGAAGCCGTCGCCCTTCCGGGCGCGAGCGTACTGGAGGAGAGCGACGGAAGCCTCGCCGAACGCTTCGGCGGCGCGGAGAAGCACGCGCTCCTCGTCAAAGTGCCATGCGATGGCGTCAAGGTCTTCTTTTTGGTTATTTGTGAACTCGATCATCGTTATTCCGATAAAAAGCCCGGCGGGTTAGGCCGGGCGGACGTATGGGGCCTTACGAGATGACGACTGACTGGCGGTCTTCGAGGGCCGCGCCGGGGATGTCCTCACCGGCCTTGAGGGCCTTCTTGAGGGCCACTTTATCCGGGGCGAAGGTCGTTTTGACGTGCTTGAATGCGTCCGGCAGCGCGTCGAGGTCGAAGACGGTGACGGCCTGAGACTTACCGATGCGGACGGATGCCATGACGCCCTTGACCTTGCCGCCCATCGCTTCGAGCGCGGGCATCATGTAGGTCTTCAGGCGGCTCGATTTGTTCTCCAGTGCCTTGCGGCGCTTTGCGAGGCGGTCTTCTTCGGCCTTGATGGCTTCGGCCTCGGCTTCGAGCTCGCGCACGTAGCAGGCCGTGCCCTCGAGCTTTTCAGCGGCTTGCCCCTGGTATTCGGCATATGCGGCAAGAGCATCTCCGTCAACTTCTCCGGTATCCGGATCGGCGTCGAGGCGGTCGAGAAGGTCGCGCAGCGCGCCGGGGATTTCGTATAGTTTCATGATCAAAAAGGTATAAAAAAGCCCCGGTGGTTGGCCGGGGCTTGGGGTTGATTAGAAGGGAACGTCTTCTTCGAGGTGATCCATCGTCTCTTGCTGTTCTTCGGACTTCTTCTTTCCGGAGCCGACGAACTGCATGCTTTCGCAGACGATCTCAGTCACCGTCCTATCGAAGCCCTCGTTGTCCTTGTACTTGCGGGTGCGGAGCCGCCCTTCGAAGAGGGCGCTCGAGCCCTTCTTGAGGTACTGCTGAGCAAGTTCGGCGGTGCGTCCGTAAACTGCGATTGAATGCCATTGCGTTTCGGTCGTGGCTTCGCCGTCGCGGTTCTTGTAGCGGCGGGACGTTGCCACGCGGATGACGCCGTAGGCGTTGCCGTTGCTCTCCCTGATGTCGGGGTCGGCCCCGAGGTTGCCGAGGATGATGACCTTGTTGAGTGAAGCCATCGTTGTTCTCCTTATAACGGTGTTGGTGAGTTGTCTGCTTCTGCGGCCGCCTGCTTGCACTTCTCATGGAAGCCCGAGTCAACCAGTTGCTTCCTCTCGTGCTTCGTCAGCTTGCTCGAGAACCACTCCTTGTAAGGCTCGGTTCCTCTGCTTGCCGCCTCAGACGCTGCGGCCTCAAGCGCTGCGGTATCGGGATAGGTTCCTTCGATCGGTTCCTGAGCCGGGGCGGGAGCCGCCCGCGGAGCGGGACTTGCGGCGGGCTTTGCGGGAGCCTTCTGGTTGCTCCTGCCCTTCGGCTGAGACTTCTGCTTACCGTCGTCGAGGTTGCTGCCGTCGTTGTCGTCGTCAGCGGCGATTCCGAGGAAGGTCGAAAGGCTGTAGCGGCAGGCGTAGGTGCGCGTCGCGCCGATACCCTGAGCGGAAGAGGAAGAGGAGCCCAGTCTCACGACGGGCATCGTCAGCACGCCGGAGGAGAGGACTTCGCCGGTCTTGTATCCGAGGACTGTCTCGACGCTGACGTTCACGCCGTCGCTTGTGACCTTCTGGAAGAGATAAATTCCGTGCGCATTGAGGGCCGGGCGAACGGCCGCAAGGATTTCGGCCAAGTCGGCGTACATGCCGTAGGCGGCCTTTTTAGTTTTGTTCGGCGCTTTGAATTCGGCCTGAGCGGCCGCAAGCGCCTCGAAAATGGAGGCGTGTTCAGTGTTGCCGGTCATGTATGATTCTCCGCAGTTAAAAGAAAAAGACTTCGCCGAAATCTTTCAGTTCCTCGGCGTTGTCTTCGTCTTGACCAGAGGTGTGGGCCGAAGCACGTTCTGCTTCCCACACCTCTTTTGCTTTCTGCTCGTCGTCCGGATCGAAGAAGTCCGGAGAGACCGAGAGGAGGTAGCTTTCGCCCTTCTGGGGGGCGAAGTCGCTAGCGGTAGCGGTAGCTGTTGCGGTTGCGTTCATTTGAACCACCTTTCTAGAAGGTATTTCAGGAAAGCAAAAAGCCCGCCTTGAGAGACGGGCCTTGCGGGTATTCTGTGAGGGTGAGCTGGGATCATGCTACGGCCTCCTCATCGCGGTTGTAGTCGTTGTCTAGCACCCAATTCGTGAGGTCGCAGAGGCGAGCAATGGTCTTGTCGTCATAGCGCTCCCAGTCGCCTTTGAAGTAGGCCCGGAGCTTGCGATCAGCGTCGAGGACGACGCACCAATGCGGCGCGTGGATTTCCTCAGCGAGTTCGGTGCTGAGGTCAAGCATCCAGTCTGGATCCTCGTCGTAGTCTGGAGCACCCTCATAGTTTCCGGGATAGCTTTTCATTCTTCGTCCTCCGGGGCTTCTGAAAGAAGTTCGTCGATCCTGGCTCGCAGCTCTTCGTTCTCGCTCTCGAAGCCGGCGATATCGTCTTTGAGAGAGTCAATCTCACTTTGAGCGTCTTCAATGCGGCCTTCATTGCTCTCGATCTCTGATTCGAGATCGTCGATTTCTGCTTGGATTTCGTCTCTGGTCATGCTGCGTTATCCTCATCCTTGTCCTCGTCGTCCTGCTTTTCGAAGTCCTCGGCCACTTTGTCGGCCATGTGGAGCATCGAGATGATCCGGCCCTCGGCGCGGATGGCGTCATCCGTGCAGTCGATCGGTCTGGCGCGTTCGAGAGCGCGCAGAAAGCCTTCCGGGTCGCGTGCGGCGCAGTCGGTGATGACGTCTGCGGTCATCGCGCTGAGGCGGATAAGGCCATCCTTGACGCGTTTCCAGACGCAATTCTTTTCGACCATCAGGACGTAGAAGTCCTGCACTTCCTTCGGTTCACGCCGCAGGCAGCCCGGCGTGCGATAGCCGCTGTAATCCATTGTTTGGCTCCTTGTTAGTGCGTGGCGAAGTACGCCATCGCGTGAAAGATTCCTGTCATCAGCGCCCACCCCGCGACGACGGAGATGAGGCCCCAGATGACCGCTTGAAGTTGTGCGAGGCGCTCGGCATTGAGATCGCGGCGGCTGAAGCCCTTGGCGGGGCTCCCGGTCAGCGTGTCGAGCAGGAATTCCGTGAACTTGGTCATCTGCGGCTCCTCATCTGGTGAGCAAGCGCAGCACCCGCCGCGAAGGCAAAGCCCTCGCGGGCTTCAATGTCCTCGTCAATGTCGAGGAGCTGCTGAAGGTGCCCGCGCAGCAAGGTTTCGAGTTCGCAATCGGCCGTGTAGATCGCCTTATGGATCACACCGCGGAACCCCTTGCAGGCCTCCCACATGTCGGCGTGGTTGAACTGCCGGAAGTCCACCGGGGCTTTGTAGGTGCTCATGTCGTGCTCAAAGAAAAGCCCCCAGCGCGCGAAACGCTGAGGGCGTGAAAAGTGGTAGGTCAGGGTCAAGCCGCCTCCCGGAGCGTGCCTTGCATGGGGGCCGGCATTCTTGGAATAAATGCCGGGGAAGCGGCTTGAAGCTGAGCTCTCAGAGGAGAGCATGAAAAAGCCCACCTCAGCCCGCTCTTGAGAATGGGCTGAAGTTGGCCCTCTCCCTCGCCGATGGTCTGAACCAACTCCCGGCGGGGGAGATTCACTGCTCAGGTCTGCCCGTGTGCGCTCTTACTCGCTCGGCGGGAGGTACTAGCTCCGCGCCTTGAAGGCTTTCCCTTCGCCCGTCTGACTAATCATCATCCGGTGCACCTCTCCGCCTTTCGGGCGGGGGTGGAGGCGTAAATCGTGCTTGGCGATTCACTATCCTCAATGTTAAGCACACTTAGCATTATTGGCAAGTGTTGCTTGGCTATCTGATTTGATGTGAATCAAGGATAGCAAAGTACGCTTAGTTTTAGAGGTCGTCTCGCGACACGTAGATCACGCGGCCATAGACGCGCAGTTGATCGCAGTCGTCGCCCGTGTATGCCTCTGGTTGATAGGCCGGGTTGTCTGATGACTCCGCTCTTGACCCATTGCGCAACGGCCGCAGTAGACACGCCGCAGTATCTGGCAAGCGCGGCTTGTGTCTTGCCCTTTGATCGATCCAAAGATCGCTACAAGGCGTTCTGCGATTGCCCTTGAATTGTCGCTTTCACTCATGATGAGTCCTCCTCTAAGCCAGACTAGCAACTTGCACATTTTCCTCCGCTAAGGTATAAAATTAAGTACACTTAGCATTAACGCTAAGAAATAACATTCTTGGACTTAGGAAAATGAAGAACACTTCACGGAGCAAGCCCCCTCGGCTCTCAGCGCCCGCGTCATCAGCCGTGATTGACGCACTCGGCGGCGTGACGGCTGTGAGCAAGGTGTGCGAGATTTCGACCGCTGCAGTTGCCCAGTGGAGGCGATGCGGCATCCCCAAAGCTCGGCTTCAGTACCTTCGCGAACGTTTTCGCGAAATGCCGATCATGCACACGAAAGAAGTTCGCTCCCTTTGACGGGGGGTTGGCTATGGGTATTCGTGCCATCAACTGGGCGACGAGGCAGAGGGTAGGCAACGCCACGGCGAAGCATGCTCTGCTTTGGCTTGCCTTCCATGCCAATGAGAAGTCTGGCGAGTGCTTCCCGTCCGTTGAGCTTCTGATGGAAGAAATGGAGGTCGGCTCCAAGAACACCGTCAAGGCGGCATTGAAGACCTTGATTGACGCTGGGCTGATTTATTCCAAGCGCGAGATGAGGGGAAATCGCGTGAGCCGTACTTTCTATTTTCTGAACGGCCATAGGTCAAATATTGATGGGTCAAATATTGATGGATCAAATATTGATGGATCAAATATTGATGGATCAAATATTGA